ATGGTAGTTCGGGATGTTTGCCAGGACTCCTTTTTTAATTAGTTTCCCAAGATTAACCGGAGTATATCCACACACATTTGCTGCCAGATTCATATGATTCCGATGCTGTGTGCCGGCATGATCATGACCATGGAAGTTGAAGCAGAAATCTTCGAGTCCAAAGATCGGTTCATGTGACAGAAGGATTCGGTCTGCGATAAACACCGGCCCATTGAACACTTCAGTGAAGTGACCATACATCTCAGACACCTTGTCGTGATTACCAGTGATAAGGATCTTTCTTTTTGCTCTGACAAAATCAAACCAGGCTGTGTTTCCAACGTCTCCCAGATGAATCAAAGTGTCACACGGCTGAACCTTTTGATTTATAATCTCTGCCTGAAGAAACGATGGAATCCATTTGGGGTCCATCAGCTTACAATCTTCATCATCAAAATGAGTATCTGAGATTAGCCAGATTGAACCACCACGGCTCCACTCTGCGAAGCGATCATAAAGACTGTTAATCATACTTTCTCCATTTATTTACAGTGAAGTCATCAGTGTTTGAACTATTGATTGTCCAACCTCCGGTGTCCTTATCCCATGTTGCATAGCTGAGATAAGAAATTCCGGTTGTATTGTCAGTCCAATCGGCCATTACTTGCTCACCGTTCTTAGGAACATCCTGATCCACATTGATCCATCGTCCTGTAGACATCCTTGCTCTTCTCCTTGAGTGTGTGTTTCTTGATAGTTTCGAGTTCGATCTCTGCTGCAATTTTGATTTCATGTTTTTCCTCGTCTGTAAGGTCTGGAAAGAGGTCGACACATTTGAGCTTCTTTAATACTTCCCTCATTAGTTCGTCCCGGTAGAACCAAAGCCACCATCACCACGCTCGGTGTCATCAAGATCATCAACCTCTGTCAGTGTCACCTCTGGATACGGCTGAATGATGAGCTGTGCAATACGTTCATGTTTGTCATATGACACCAGACTGCCTGAGTCATTGTGGAGCGGGACCTTAATACTTCCGCGATAATCAGAATCAATCACACCTACACAGTTGGCAGGTCTTAATCCTTTCTTAGTTGCAAGACCAGATCTCGCATACACTGCTCCGAAATAACCTTTAGGGATCGCCATTGCAATTCCTGTATCAACGAGCTGTGTTTCTCCTGGATAGATCGGCGCGGAAGGTTTATCAGTATCTGCATACAGATCAAACCCGGCAGAATCCGACGTTCCTTTTGTTGGTACCTGAGCTGTTTCAGTAAGTCTCTTAAACTTTACTTCCAATCTTGTCACTCCTTTCTAATGTTATGTGACCATATTATCATTTCTATCTAATGTTGTCAACAATTTCAAAGAAATTTTGTTGTCGGTAAGACCTGCTTATTATCGGTGATTTGATATTTCATATCATCTGTAACCTTGATTCTAACCTGGGCAGACTTTGCACCGAATGGAAGAAACGCACTTCTCCAATAATCTTTAACTAAATCGTCACCCTCAAACCTGAACCCATCGTAAGTGCAGTCACGATTACATGTGCTAATGTAAGCCCATTTTCCAACATAATTCGGAACCATATCCTTATAAGAAGGGTCTAATTCGAGTAGACCATTATAGATATCTGGAAATACTTCGGAGATACGTTTTAAGATAAACGGTACATCTTCTGTCTTGTAGCTTTTGATCTTCTCAAAGAATCCATGTGGTGTATATTTTAGAAGTTTGTCGGCGAATTCAACTGTGAATTTTTCTCTAGGAACCAGTTCGATGCTGTTACCAAACGGTGCGTCGCTTATTTTCATAGTCTCCGGGTCAATATTGACATATGTAATATCCAACAGGACATCGTTACCAACCGTATCAATATATCTCCTGAGTGGGCGTTTGAGCTTGTTATAACACTCATGTTGACGCCATTTTGCCATCATTTCATCATGTTTCTTTGCATACTTTGTGGCTTGATCTACAATACTTGTATGCCCAACCTTACAATATGATCCAAATATTGTCGGCTTTTGAAGGCATTTACCATCTTTGTACAGGCTGCACTCTTCAGCACGATCACATTCTATTTGCCTGACTTTATGTGGGTATTTTCTTGACCCATCGCCATAAATGTTTACATCAATTACCATAGGCGTCTCCTGTTATAGTCATAAAATCTGGATCAAGCGGTTCATAGTAATTGTCGATCTTCAGTCTGAATGCACCGTTCTTATATACAACCTCGCACCCATACACATTTAAGGAGTTTAGCGGAAAGTAATCCACAAGATCGTGCTCGTAAATCTCCTTACCATTTGTATCAACCTCTCCGGTATACTCGCATATAGTAGACTCTACAACTGCATGTGAACATCCATCTATATCTATGATCAGGTGGTGGCAACATTCCATATCAATGTCATACAGTTTGTAATACCCACCATAAATCCAATTATTGTGACTGTCCTTCGCTCGAAACTTTATGTCTCTCATGCAATCTCTCCGCTTTTTCGTCTGCTCTTTTGGCTGCCGTACATAAGCTTATACAGAACATCAGCGAGCCAAGGATAATACCGGCAATAATGATAAAAACATTACACTCTCCCATTAGTCATATTCCTCATAAAAGTCAGGCTTGTCGTGCTTAAATGCATAAGCGAGTTCCAACTTGGCCCCTCGTGATCCGCTCCATCCTCGCATCATATATATCCCATCCGACAGATCAATCATCGAATAGCAGAGATGCATCATCTGATAGTACGATAATGAGTCATGGAATATAGATAAAACTTTAGCGGGGTTGATTGGCTGAAACCCCATGGATCTCAGCCTTTCTTCCACCGCCTCAAATTCAGCGAGGTAGTTCGGATGTCCGGTTATCGGGCCACTGATATAAAGCCTTTTCTTCTGCCCAAAGCCTGTCAGCCTCGTCGGCGTCGTGCTCATCCTTGAGCCGCTTTCTTTCGTAGTCAACATCTTCTACCTCATACCATTCTGTGAAATTGTTCATTGCCCAATGTTCATAAGTAATCCAGGATCACTGCCGCCATAGTATACCGGGACAGCGCCGTTCCACTTAGATATCCACTGTCGTTCAAGAAGTTCTCTGGTAAGTGACTGAGTCACAAGCTCATTGGACTTCTTCTCTGCTTCTGCCTGAATGATTCTTGTTTCAGCTGAGATTCGTGCAGCATCCTGGTCGGCCTGAGCCTGTACGGACTTCTGCTTAGCCTCGGTCTGAGCCTTTCTTAATTCCTGTTCAGCAGTTTCAACGGCTTTCTTGGCGACTGCCTCCGCTGTAATTGCATTTTCAATGGCGTCTCCTGCATCCATATCTACTATAGAGATGGAGCAGAACTGGATGCCGTATTTGTCGAACTCCTCGGCAAGGCTCTTTTCAAGTTCCTGGTACACAGCACCGCGCTCTTCTCCGAGGATGTCTATCACATTGTATTTAACTGTGACAAGTTCAAGCACACGCTGAACTGTGGGGGCGATCATCTGATCTGAAAGATTCTTAAGTGTCCTGAACTGCTTGAATACAACGTAGGCATTCGTCGGATTCACCCGGTACTTCACATCAAGCTGGCTGGCAACGTACTGTGCATCTTTCGTCTGTGATGTTACGCCAGCAACAGAGACCGTCTGGACCTCAGTGCTAATGTTATAGACTTTGTCAAAGAGGTTCTTCATGTGAATACCTTCAGGAACTGTATTCTCACTCGTCCCGGTAAATGCTGAGTACTTAATACCAACTGAATTCGCCGGCACCTTTGTGATGAATCCTGGGACTAAAATAAGAAGTGCCAGTACAGTTGTGAACTGCTTCTTTGCGAATCGCCATTCATGTTCATACGGGTCAAGCCCGGTGACAGTAAAAATCACAATAGCCAGTATTACAGATAAAATAATCCAGATCATTCTTACTCCTCAAATTTATACATAATAATTGGTGCTTTCTCACCGTAATATGGGATTCCTCGTATGATGTTGTATTCAACCCATTCTATAGCATCGATGTCGGACATTCCCTCTTTCATCAGACAGTCAACGAGCAGATTGTAATCGTAAATCACCCTACCATCATCTGAGTATCCAACAGCCGCATCATTGTAATATTCATCTGTTAGGTAAACAGCATCTTCAAGATCGTATTCAAGAAGCTTTTCTTCGAACGTCATATCTCAGGAAGCCTCTTTCCTCGATCTTTGAATCCTTGATGCTGGGTTTTGTATGTTACACGATCAATTGGTGCTGATGTTTTGACACCAAATATATTCGTATATATCCCAAGATCGTTCCGCTCTTTTGTCATAGCTTTGACTACGGCCCAAAGAGCCTTGACATCATCAATCGCCCGGTGAGAATTCTCAACACCTTCACACTCGTAATGCTCAATAGCATTGGCAAGCTTATGAGGTTTGTTCGCTCTGTCTCGATATACCGTTAATGTGTCGAGAAAATCACAGTTCTTGAATGCCTCATTAAAATCCATGTTGTTCCTGTCGTATGTCGATCTTAAAAACGACAGGTCGAACTGGGCATTGTGTGCAATCCATAGTGTCGGTTTTATATTGATCCCATGGATGAGATTAAGAAGGCTACCTTCGGTGATACCACCATCAGTATCTTCCTTCGTGATCCCGGTCAACTCTGTAATTCTCTCCGGTATCTCTTTAGCTTTAATGAACTGGTCAATCTCCGCAATCACTTCCGCATTCTCATCTAAGACAAGCGCGGCGAATTCGATGATCTGACACTCATCTGGTTTTAATCCTGTTGTCTCTGTATCAAAGACAACATAGCGTTCGTATTTCAACTGATTTTCCTCGCATATTGATTGCTTGATGCAAGCTTTACACCAAGCACTTCGTCATACCGTTCTTTGTCGTTTGTGATATAACGACCGAATTTGACAATGATGTTCTTGAAATGGGTACTAAGTAATAAAAGCTCGCTACTAATTTCAAACTCATCATATCCTGTGTAAATAACCACATCATCATCACATTGTAATTCATCTCGTAAAACTGAGATAAATTCGAAAACATCTCCAAAGCTATCCATAGGTTCAAGCCCTTGCATCACAATGGCCTCTGTGATTGGGCTATCCACATACTGTTCGGCGAGCTTTCTTGCATGGCATTCAATGTTGGGACTGAGAGCCAATGCGCTATTTTGGCACACTGACTCTCCACACTTGAACGAACATTTCGGAAACTGAAGAACCATGCTCGGTCTCTTATAGTTTACAAAGTCTTCAAAGATTACACCTTTAAGTGTCATACCTTCTCCGCTGTATTATTGATTGCTTCCCATTCACGCATTTTATATTCATTCTTACGTTCATGACTCCAGGATTTAATCGGTGTGTAAAAGCCCACGATTCTTGTGTACTCAGTATCCACCGGTTCTCCGCACTCAGGACAAAGCTTACCATAGAAAGCATGGTTGTGTTCGCAGGCTGAAATCTTTGTGTTAAAAGCAAAGTATGTCACGCCTTTATCTGCAATATACTCTACCATCTTCCGGGCTTTCTCGTAGTTGTCGAACGGAGCGTCGATGTTTACATGAAGGATTGAACCGCCATTGCAATAGCCATCGAACTCAGCTGCGATTCTCACTCGTTCCTGAAGTGTTGTCTGGATACCAAGTGGAATGAACTGATTACCATACAGAGGAAGGTCATAGATGTTTGCGTCAGGATAGAAGAACTTATCCTTCTGCATAAGCTTGACTGCCGCTGACTCACCAGGGATCTGTTCACAGTTCACCATGTAACCTTTGTTTTTAGCAAAGGCGTCCTTAGTTTTATGGATAACCTGGAAGATCTTATTGCCAAAAGCGGAAGCTTTGTCTGTATAGTATGTGTTACCGAATTCATCAAGCCTGATATAACCGAAACGCTTCATTGTCTCATAGATACCGATGAAGCCCACAGTGTTATATAGATGCTCGAAGTCGATAATGCCGTAGGTGAAATTCTTTAGTAATCCTTTATCAACATTGCGCTTGATGATATGGCGCACACAGTCGAGTGCCTTTAGATCAAGGGTTACTCTCCTCTCAAGTTCTTCGAGATACTCTTCTTCTGAGTTTGTATCAAGTGCAATACGAGCAAGATTGACTGTTGACACCTTAAGTGATCCGACCTTCAGCGCCGTGCCCCCAATGGAATTAAAATAACCTAGGTCTTCAATGTTACTCTTAAGCCGGCAGCAATTTGAAAGACTGTTAACTGAGTCATCACAGAAGATATTCGAATCTGACCACTTCATATTATGGCGGATTCCCCATTCAGCAAACTCTTCGTCAGCAAACTTGCGGTTTTGACGGAGTAAACTAATGGTACTTACCGGAAACGTGAACATGTTCTTGTGTCTAATCTCAGCCATTACTTCCATATAAAGCTTCTGGAACTTCATGATATCTTCGATCTCATCAATCATGTACGCTCCATCAGGGAATGTCGATCCTCCAAATAATGCTTCGAGATAAGATCTGTCAAACACTGATGTATTTGTAAATGCCGACTGAATACCACCTCTTAAGAACGGCTGATTCATAGCGTAGATGAATCTCTGGCATTCCTGTCTGGCATATCTCTCAGGTGAGCCGGCATAATATCCATGCTTTACATCTCTATCCCAAAAGTAATACATATAAGGGATGACGTTTGGGAGACCTACGGCTCCAGATGTGCGATTACAATTCCATGAGACAAACTCTTTCACAAAGTCCACAAATGTCTCAAGATGTTTTGGAGGTTCCGCATTGAAACCGTCTCCGATGAAATACAACCCCTTTTCAGCCAGGTCCTTCAGATCATATGCAAAGCAATACGATACAAACGAAGTCGTATTAGCATCGTGCATATACAGTTCGCCAATCCACTCAGCCTTCAGCCACTCATTCGCCGTCTTAAACCCATACTTCTTATTCAGCTCATAATAAATCTTATTAAAAGCAAGAAGTTTCTGGTGTGGCTTCGGCATCTCATTGATCAGTGTGACGATATCCTTATGTGAAACATTACTGTTACCATCGACACTTGCATCAGCCACCGTATCACTGTCGATAAAGTTATCAATGAAGTCGGTGTAGCTCAGCTGCTGATCTCCGAATCCGTTAATCTTTGCGATCTCGGTGCCGTAGTCACCCATAAGCCTGTTGAATTGTGTCTGGAAATTTCTGTCAAGTTTGATATTTATATTCACTGTTCATTTACCCATTTGTTTGCAGCGCCGAAATCCAGCATCTTATCTCCAACTCCTAATGTTGGCGCTGTCTGAATCCCGAGCTGTTCCATAGCATCCATATCAGTAACAACTTCATACTCGATATGTTTAGCATTCAGTTTAGCCTCAAGGACTTTGCATCGAGGGCAACCTGTAGTGTAAAGAATAGGTTTTTCAGTTCCCATTTTCAGTTCCTTTTATAATACTAATTATCGGGTACATACTCCCACATGATGACCGGACTTCAGATGGAGTTTTTAATCTCCACCTGACCCGACCATCTACTTCCTCATTAGTGACCCTGTCATCGTTGTTTCCTGTGGCCCCGATCTTGCCACATTCGCAACAATAGCTTGCAAGGTCGTACAACTTCTCCTCGCCGATGTAGATTAAACAGGGCTTAAAGTTGCATTTGTGTCTCATTCCACGCCATCGTTATAAAGTTCGTGTGGGTATCTTCTGCTCGCCTTGATTTCAGCGGCTTTCTTCAGATACCAGTCAGACTTTTCGAGGTCCTCTTTGACAGGGCCTTTCTGTCCAGCTCTATGCCTATACTTCCATGCTGTCACCCTACAGAAATCGAAGACCGCTTTCTCCCCGAACACAACGAGCATTTCATTGATGCATTCCATAGGTCTTGAAGTGTAGTGTGGCGGATGATTCACATAGTCAACAACTGCCGAGCTAGACTTAGGCTTGAAATCATCCTTATGCTTAAAGTCA